ATCAAAGGCAAGCTGAACCTCTACAGGAAGCTGGTGAAGCCATGAAGTGGGCAAAAATGAAAAATACCATCGCTACCCTGCTTTACCATGACCGTATGACGGTTTCCCGGCAGGAAACGGCAGTCGATGCTGAGGGCGCTGATGATTATACAATCGTTGAAGTTTACAAGGATATCCCCTGTAAGCTTGGCATCTATGAAATCAGTCTCACGGGGGACAAGACGGACAGGAGCGTGGAGCTGAAACAGAATCTTCGTGTGGACTGCGACCCGTCTTACCTGATCCTGCCGAATGATATCCTGACTGTGACTCACGGAGGAAAAGAATTCGTCCTTATGGCGGGTAAGCCCTTCCTCTATGATACGCATCAGGAAATCAACGTCAGCAGGGTAAGGGAGGAAGCGTGATGGAGATTTCCGGATTCGGAGAACTGGAAGCGACGCTCCAGAAGGCACTGGATGGCAGTCTGAAGCTTCGGAATCAGTTTGTTTCCCAGGAAGCGGAGCTTCTTATTTCCCATACGAAGAACAATACTCCTGTGGATACCGGCACTCTTCGCAACGCCTGGAAGAGAACGAGGGCAGCTGACGGGAAGGCTACGGTCTACAACAATACCCAATATGCAGCGCATGTAGAATTCGGGCACCGTATCAAGACCCGTTCCGGCAAGTGGTCAAAGACTCCTTCCGGAAAAACAAGGTTTGTGAAAGGCGCCAAGATGTTCCACCGGGGCATGCAGGAAGTTCAGGCAAGTTTCCAGGAGGATGCGGCAAAGATAATGGAGAATCTGCTGAAATGATTACTTTTCGAAGTTTAAAGGCAACGCTGACAGCGCTTCTCAAAAAAACGGCTCCTGATATGAAGGTGCATTTCGATAATGTAGAAAAATCGGATGCGCCTTATTTTTATGTCGAGATGAACCCGCTTGTCAATACGGTGGACGGAGACGGAATCTACCATGATCGGAGTATAGAGGTGGATATCACTTACGTTCCGGATGAAGATAAATATGGGCGAATCAGCCGCATAACTCTCTTTGATATGGCCGAGAAGCTGGATAAAGCCATCCGGCCGGTGTTCTACATCGAGGACCGGGCCATCACGGTCCCCGGTGCGGAACAGGTCATTCATGATGAAGTGCTGCATTATATTTTCACTCTTGAGTTCACGGATGCCGAAATGGATGCATTCCAGGCAGACCTGATGGAAGAACTCACATTGAATATCAATAAGGAGAAATGAACATGGCTAATGAAGCTGAAGTATTCGGCCTCCCCCAGGTAATCATTGATTTCAAGACCAAAGGCACTACCGCTATCAAGCGTTCTGCCCGAGGGATTGTAGCTATGATCCTGAAACAGGAAACCACCGATACCATCAATTATTACAAAATCAATGACGTGACCGATGTTCCGGATGACCTCACTGATGCAAACAAGGACCTTGTAAAGAAATGTCTGCTGGGCACTCCGCTCCGCATCCTGCTTTACACTATCCCGAAGGCAGATGTAACTGACGCAACGAAGAATCAGGCATCTGTACTGGATATGATTACCAATGTGAAATGGAACTATATCTGTGCCCCGACTGCGACCGAACAGGAACAGCAGGACCTTGTTTCCTGGATTAAATCCCAGCGTAACAACAAGAGAAAAACCTTCAAGGCTGTTGTGGCTAATCAGGCAGCTGATCATGAAGGAATCATTAATTTCTGCACTGGAAATATCAAGGTTAAAACCGATACCGATTCCGAAGGCAATCCGGTTTACAAGCTGTACACCGCACTGGAATATACTGCCCGCATTGCCGGTATCCTTGCAGGCCTTGCTCTTGACCGCTCTGCCACCTATTTCAAACTGACTGAAGTCGAAGAAGTAGAACAGTATGAAGATATCAATTCCCTCATCGATAAAGGCCAGCTCCTGCTCTTTGATGAACAGGACGGCGACGGTGTGAAGATTGCCCGTGCATGCAACTCTCTGGTTACCTTTACTACCGATAAGGGTGAAGACTTCCGTTACATCAAGATTATGGAAGCCGTGGACATGATTACCGATGATATCCGCGATACTTTCAAGAAATACTACGTAGGCAAGGTCATTAATGATTATGACCATAAGATGCTCTTCTGCACCGCCATCCTCGTTTATTTCGATGAAATCAAAGGCAACGTTCTTGACCGTACCGGCAAGAACACTGTGGATATCGATGAAGAATATCAGGCCAACTATGCAAAACTGAAAGGTGAAGACATTTCCGAAATGACCGCGATGGAAATCCGCCAGTACAATACCGGCACCAATGTGGTCCTCGCAGGCAGTGTCAAACCGGTCAACGCAATGGAAGACCTGAAGATTACTTTCACCATGTAAGGAAAGGAGTAATAGACAATGGCTAGAGCAAATGAAGATGTGACTTACAGAGGCCGCCGCAGATGGAATGGTTCCCATGGGAAACTCTGGTGGGATGGTGAACTGCTTTTCGAAATTGATTCCTTCGAATGCAAGGTAACTGCTGACCGTGAAGACGTGCTGATTAGCAATTCCAAGGACAGCAAGATCGTTTCCCTCACCGGCACCGGCACTTTTACCATCAAAAACGTTATTAACCGTAACGTAAATGCCTATCTGGAAGAATGGAAAAACGGACATGACCCGAGAGCTACCCTTGTGGGTCTCGTGGACGATCCGGATGCTGTTGATGGCCAGAAGGAACGTGTTTCCGTGGATAACGTATGGTTCAATGAACTGACTCTCATGACCTTCAAGAAGGGTGAGGTAGTCAACAAGGAGTTCCCATTCGGCTTCACTCCTGAAGACGCCATGTTCATTGAAACCGTTGAATAAGGAGGATTTATGGCTGTAAGTATTGAAGAACTGATCAGCAAGCAGGAAGAAATCAAGCAGAAGAAGAAGGAACTCTTCGATTTGACTACTTCCGTTGGTACCATTACCGTGAAGAAGGTCTCTCCTTCCCTGGCACTGGAAGTATCCGGAATGGATGGAGAAGATTCTGACAGGTACCTGGTACTGAATGCCGTAGTTTCTCCGGACCTCAAGGATTCCAGGCTTCTGAAAGCTTATGGCTGCCTGGAACCAACCGACATCCTGGATAAAATCTTTGACCACGGTGAAATCGTGGCTATTTCTAGAAAGATTATGGAGCTGTCCGGCTTTGGTAAAGAAATCCACTCTGAGGTTCATAAGGAAGCAAAAAACTGATTGATGGAAACTGGGAGGCCGCTACGGCGGCTTTTCTGGTTTCCAGAGGTCATCCGCTGAGCTATTTCTTCTCTCTCTCGGAAACAGAAAAAGTCTTCTGCCATGCAGTTATGGTCAGTGAACGGGAGAGGGAAGCAAAGCTTGCGGAATTTATTGTTAAAGGACGGATTGCAACATGAGTGAGTATGTACTGAGCGCTGTGCTTGAGATGAAGGACAAGATGTCCGCTACCATCAAGACGGCGAAAAAGAACGTGAGCGGGTTCAAATCCGCCCTCGGGCAGGTCTCTCCTGCAGCTGACCAGGCGGCGAACTCTCTTGCAAAAGTAGGTACTGCCGCTGACCAGATGAGCCGGAAGGCAGAAAGGGTGAAACGGCCACTTTCCATCTTCGGGCGTACCTACAATACCACGCTGAACGTCCGTGACAGGGTTACTCCCACACTGAACCGGGTGAAGACACAGCTGGAAGGTCTCAAAGGCAAAGCTTATACAGCAACCATTAACGTCCGTCAGAATCTGAATGCCGGAGGCGGGATTGGAGGCAGGCTGTCAAGAGGTGTCAATTCTGTAGCCGGCGGCATGCTGATGAATACGTCCATGCAGATGCTGGGCGGTGCTGGCATCGGCTTCGGCCTTTACAACGTCATCAAGAGCTATTCGGACTTTGAAAAGGAAATGTCTGCTGTGCAGGCTATTTCCGGAGCTACCGGTGAGGATTTCCAGAAGCTGACCGATAAAGCTATCAAGATGGGAGAGACTACGAAGTTTACCGCTTCGGAATCCGCAAAAGCCCTGGGCTATATGGCTATGGCCGGCTGGAATACGAAAGAAATGCTTGGCGGCTTGCCCGGTGTTATGAACCTTGCGGCAGCATCTGGAGAAGATCTCGCCAGTGTATCTGATATCGTGACAGATGCTATGACGGCCTTCAAACTGGAAGCAAGTGATGCAGGTCACTTTGCTGACGTGCTCGCGGCCGCTTCTGCTAATGCCAATACCAATGTCGGCATGATGGGATACACATTTAAGTATGCGGCATCCTTTGCCGGTGCTCTGGGATATACAGTCGAAGATGTGGCCTTGGCTACCGGTGCTATGGCTGATGCAGGTGTCAAGGCGGATAGTGCCGGCACCGCATTGCGCGGTATCATGGAACGTCTTGCAAAGCCTACAAAGGAATCACAGGAGGCCATGGAAGAGCTGGGCCTTGAGGCTTTTGATGCTGCAGGGAAAGCTAAACCGTTGCGTGTTGTTCTGGAAGATATCCGGAAAAAGATGCGAGGTCTTAGTGAGCAGGATCAGGCACGACTCGGGTCTATGCTTGCCGGCACTTATGGGTCTTCTGGTCTTCTCGGTCTCGTAAATGAATCTGAAGATAAATGGAACCGAATAAAAACCGCTATCGATAATGCGAATGGTTCTGCAGAGAAGATGGCCAAGCTTCGGCTGGATAACCTTTCCGGCGATATTACCCTTTTAGGGAGCGCATGGGAATCTTTCTCTATTAAGCTTATGAAGACTTCTGATGCGGCAGGCGGACTTAGAGGTTTCTTCCAGGAAGCAACGAATCTTGTTACCCATCTGTCTGACAGAGTAAGCAAAGAAGGCCTGGGCCCTAAGGCTATCATCGAGACGATCGGTGAGGCTGTAGGGGACCTGACGAACAAGTTCCTTGCCCTTGACGGCGTTGGTTCCGTACTGGCCGGTGGTCTGCTTATCGGCTCTCTTTATAAGATTGCAAAGTATACTAACAGGGCTATTGATTCCATTAAAGGCATGACGTCTGCTCCGAAAGGCGAGCTTCCGGGTGCAGGGGGACTTCCTTCTGCCCGTAATATGGTGGTCAATGCCAATACGGTCGTGGTTAATGGAACTACTACCGGAAGTAGTACAGGTCCTGTTACAACTGGCGGCGGAACTCCTGCTGGTGGCAAGAAAGGCAAAGCTTTTGCAGGAACCAGACGATATGGAGCCATGGCTGTTGCTGCAGAAGCTATTTATGGTGCATACCAGGTGTATACAGCTCCCGAGGAAGACCGTGGACATGCTGCCGCAACGGCAGGTGCAGGTCTCGTTGGAGGTATTGCCGGAGAACAACTGGGCGCTGCTATTGGCGGTGCTATCGGCACGGCTATCGCTCCCGGTGTCGGCACGGCCATTGGTACGACTCTTGGAAGCATCATCGGCGGTGTTGCTGGTGGCGCTGCGGGGCAAAAAGCTGTGAATGCTGACTGGGGAGAAGTCCTTGCCGGTGTCCGTAAGCATTTCGAAAATTTGGGCAAGACTGCCGTGGATGAATGGA